AGATATTCTTTATAGACTGGGCTAGACTTATCAACCGCTTCGTCAAGTTCTTCTTCCATTGCCATTTTAGTTGCAGTTGCATACATGACGCGTTCTGCATCATCTACGCCATACCGTTTAATAAAATCAGGTAACTTCTTCTTTAAAGACAGTACTATTTCTTCGCGTTTAGATATCTGCGCCGGTGTCATCTCTTCTTCGTCAATGACGTGTATTTCTTTCTTAAGCATTATATTATCCTAATTTAAAATATTATTTATTAATTATTTACCTTGGCGTTTGCTCGCCATTGGTAGCAGCTCCAAAACTTAGCTTTCCATTTGGGACCAGGAGTAGAACACTTATGTCTGGCACGAAACGAAGCCCGGCGAGCGGGATTATCTCTTTTAATTTCCATGTTGGGGTCACCGAATGTAACTTTCACAACATTGTCTTTATCATTCTTTACATACACAGCGAACTTTTTCTTAGATCCAGTGGGAAGTCTAAAGGGGTCATTAAGTGTTACCTTACGCCCCTCATACTCACTTTCCTCTATGATCAGATCTTCGCATGAACATTCTTCAATAAATTCAGCAAATGATTTCATACTACCCTCTAGATGGAGAATCCCAACCCTTAACGATATCAGGAGAAAAATTATTGGTACTAAATTCTAAGCGATCAACTATCTTAAATGCCTTATCGGCCAGTTTGTCAACAATAACAAAACCTTCCTGACCTGTTACTTTAAAGCCATTCTTTGTTTTGACAAATGTATCCAATAGGTTTAGATTGTTTAATTTATTTATAATAAGATTTTTTGAGTTAAACACATGAATGTACATATCAAACATGGCAGCAACCTGGGATTGTTCTTTACCAAAGAAATCTTCAATAACATCTTTCTTTGCAATCCAAACAGCTTTGGTGCGATCTGTTTTAAGCTTGGCGATTTTAACATCGAGCTTATCTAGCATAAATTGCTTTGCGCCTGTTGCTAATGCTGCTGCAGAAGGCATTGTACCTTTACGTATGAATGTATTCACGTATGTCATTAACTGAATTTGCATATCTTCATTTTTTTCAAGTTTTCTTAGGAATGATCCACTAATCTTTTGAAACAATTTACCTGCAGCAGAAATTGATTTATCTACGTCAGCTGTTTCGCTTGCAGTCATCGAAACAGTGCCTGAAAGATCTTCAACATCGGCTGATATATTCCATGAACTTTCGGACTTGGCTAGTTTACTTGCATCAAAACCATATGTGGCTCTCATCGTCTCAAGTGTGTCACCTGTATATACTGTATGCCATACAACACCAATATTAGCTTTTAATATTCGCTTTGCTAATTTTGATTTTGATGGTACTGCATAAAGAATTGTATTAGGATGAAATGTTATAAATTCCTGTTTATTAATAACTTCTTTTTTAACATCATCTCCGGTGAACATTATATCACCTTGGATAACACCCTTTATATTTAGCTTTTTCAATTCAGTATATGCTACAATTAATTTATTTTGAAGATCACCGCCTTTAACTTTTTCTTTGATGTCTTCAACGGACTTATATACTTCAGGGTCTTTACGGAAAATACCTTTCTTTGCAACAAAGAATTGACCATCACTAGGATCTATACCAGCGAAAACTGCTGGAGCACCATCCCATTTAGTAGTAATTTTATTTTCGTTAGTAGCACTGCCAGATAACATATCTCGCATTGCCTTAAGAGCAAAGATAACTTCACGCGCACCTTTGACGCCACCAAGGATAATATTATCCTCTAAGTGTGCCATGTGAGCATTTGTTTCCTCACTAATTAAAAATTTCTTAAACGTTAACATTCCCATATTCCTTTTATTTAATTGTTTACAAACGCACCAATACGAGTATGGGTATTATTTCCAGGGATCACCAGAGAATTTAACAGGTGATGCCAATTTCTGAGATTCGTACTTAGCACGCATCTTCATAATTCGTTTTACGGTATTACCAAGATTGACTGAAACGCCTATAGAATCATTACCGACTTTAGTTAACAATATGGTACCTTTATATATCGCAGCTAACTTATCATTCTTCAAAGGATCTTCAATCTTAGATGAACCTTTCATTCCAGTAATTTTGATATAAGGAGGATATACTTCATTCTTTGCATCCATCCAAGAATCAAGTAGATAATCTTTTAGCGATGCTTGAGTCATTGATTTCAATTTATTATATAGATCTTCACGAATTTTATTAAGTACTATACTGCCAAGAAGGTCTGCATTTACAATATAACTATCGGCCTTGCGAATTTCACCCTTGCGTTGACTTGCTACTTTTGATAATTCAGGGAACATGGTTAATAATGCAGCAACTGCCTCATCGACATGTTGTGCAATATCAATACCGGTCTCACTAGCAACAGTGCCAGCACCTGGGTTTTTAAATCCAATATCGCCTTTAGTCTTTGTAGACTTAGCAGACAAACCAAGAAACTTTCCATCAGAAAACTGAACAAGAATGTCAGTGGGGTTTTTACGAGAATCTACATCGCGACCGACAGCTTTTGCTAATACACCAGGACGTGCAGTCCACCAGGCTTTTGTTATTTTGCCTTTATAACCATTGAGTGGCGCCCATTTTTCTACTTCTTGTGCCATGCTTAACGCCCTGACACTCTGTGCTTCAAACTCAACTTCGCCAATTTTTGCAAGTTTATCCTGTAGTTGCTTTCGAGCTTCAGTATCACCTTCAAAATTAGTCCAAGAATTGTTTAATAGATACCATCCCAAAAGTATTTCATTAACATCAGCCTTATCTGTATTATTAGCCTCAGATAAAAATAATTTAAAACTTTTCATATATACTCCATTTAATATAATTAATAATTAGGGTTTTATATATTTATAACAACAGGAAAACCCAACATAAGCTGGGTTTTGTTTTTATTATTTGGAATGAATTGTTAGATCGCCATAGGAGCTTTAATATATCCCATATGACTGTAGTTTTTCAATGTAAAATCGGCCATCACAAAATCAGATAATTTAGTCTGTCCCCTATCTTCAATGAACAATGAAGACTCAATCTTTTCATCACGCAATTGAGTAGTACGACCTAATTGTTGAGTAACTGCATCTAAGTGATTCACATAAACGTGTGCATCGCCTGTTACATGTGAAAACATACGTGGTGTATAACCAGTGATAATACCAATCATTCGCATCAATATACTATAACTAACAATGTTATATGGAACACCTAAAAAATAATCAGCAGAACGTTGATACATCTGCAAATCAAACTTCATAACTCCATTAACCATTTCGCAGTATGATTGGAACATCATATGGCATGGTGGTAATGCCATCTGATCTAGTTCTTCAACATTCCATGCATTAACAATATTGCGTCTACTAAAAGGATCATTAATCAATCGCTCGACGAACTTATTAAGCTGATCACTTAAATTCCATTGATGTCCATACACAGGACCAAGTTCTTTATAAAACCTGTTGTTCGGATATCCTAATGCGACACCTTGATTATTGGCATTATCAGTCCAAATAGTTTTCTTATCTTCAAGTTCAGATCGATGTTTACCGTGAGTCAACTCGGCAAGTCTACGCTCATCGGTACTTCCTTCAATGAACCAAAGTAGTTCAGCTAGAACTGCATTGAAATTCATTCCTTTAGTTCTTGGTATAGGGAAGTCATGATCAATAAAATACTTTGTATGTACTGCAAACATTGATATCGTGCCTACTCCAGTACGATCATCTCGCCCCTTGCCGTTTTCCACAATACTACTTAATTGACTTAAGTAGAACTGTTCATTATAATTTGACATTGCGTTTTCCTTTTTTAATTTCTTCTTTTACTTTTCTAGTATATACAATAAACTCAGTACCATATTTAGTTATAGTCTTTCTGCTAACTCTAAAATCATCTTCAAGCGCAGTAATAATACTATCATCAAAGTATATATCAGACTTAATATCATCGAAATGGAATTTAGTCAAATGAAACTCTGTCACATAGGCAATACATTCCTTTAACAAAGTACCGCCGCCGATACACCATACCTCTTCTTTATCAGTATGTTGTGCCTTCAATCTAGTTTCAAGTAGATCTACGTATGCGCCAGATGTGACAACAACGTCTGGATGGAGTTGTTGTATATTAACAATCTTAGC